TGTTAATTTAATATTTCTAGCACATTTTGGACAACCACACCCCTAAACGTGATCTCTTGGTTTTTGTTTGAATTCTCCATGTATGGGACAAATAATTCTTATAGGATTAAAAGCCCCTTTATAATTTACTAAAGAATAATCATATTTATCTCCGTGCACTTTTTTAGCTTTTTCTATAAAGTCATCATTACTTTTTACTTTATTTGCACATTTAGGGCATCCCTACCCATTCAAATGAGAATAAGCTTTTTGTTGAAATTCACCATGTTCAGGACATATTATAATAATATTATTATGTGCTCCAGTATATTTAGACTTAGAATAATCATATTTATTTCCGTGAATTTTTTTAGCTTTTTCTATCCACTATTCTGTAGTTATTTTAACTGATTTTGCACATTTTGGACATCCTTGTCCGCGTTTATGTACATAAGCCTTTTGTTCAAAATCTCCGTGAATAGGACAAGTTATGGTTATTTTTGTCTAGGAATTTATATAATTTGTCTTACTATAATCATATTTATTATTGTGTTTCTATTTACAAATTTCTATAAATTCTTCATTAGTTAATTTATTTTTAATCATATTTAAATATTATTAAATGTACCTCTAATTAAATTATCTCCTAAAAATAAATCATAAGACATTCCATATGAATTTCTACTAAAATTATAATTAGAATAATCAGAAGCTCCAAATAAACTTAAAACATTTCTATAATCAATTAATTTACAAGAATTTAAAGCATCAGAGTGCAAATCTCCTTTAATAAAATGTATAGGGTTTTTAGATTTTATATTATTTTCTGTAATCCACTCATACAATAATACTTTAGTAGAATCATTTAAGTTTAATGGGAATCCTTTTTTCATGTATTGATCTTCTTTTCCATGAAGGCAAATAAAGGTATGATTATTTAATTCAAAACTACCATAAAATTCTTCCCATAAAGTAGTTTCTATTTCTGGAAACTTAACATTAATTGTTGATAATAAAGCTTTATTACATACATATTCAAAGTTTCCTCCGTGATTTCCACAAGGAACAGAATATACATTAATTTTAGAATAGAATTCTTTTGTATTAACTATGGACTCTATAAACCAAAGCATTAAATTAATATATTTATTTGCTTGTTCTCTAGCATCCATATTTTCTGGCATAGTATGGTCTAATCTTGATGTTTTTCCAACAAATCCACAACAATCAATGTTGTCTCCCATTAATACTAAATTAATACAATTATAAGACCCAATTTCTTTAATTTTGTATAATATACACTCTAATCTTCTTTTAGCTTCATCAAAGCCATAATTTTCATTTTCTTTATATAAAGATCCAGTAGTTACTGTGGCTCCTAAGTGTATATCTGATATATATAAGTTTATATCCGAATTTGATTTATTTTTAGTATAATTTAAATTTATACTTTTTATGGAGTCATCCAAAATAATTTTAAATGATTCTAATGATTCTAATTTTCTTTTTAATTCAATATTTTCATTAGCATATTGTTTTAAAAGCTTTTCATTGTTTTTAATTATATCAGATTCGGCTTTTCTAAGAAAACTATTCTCTTTTTCACGTAATTGAATACTTCTTAACTCTTCTTCGCTTAATTCCTCAAACATATGGGGAGCAAAAGGAGCTGAACTCTTTGTTATTTGGAAACATCTCAAAATTCTTTTAAAATCTATTAAAGAATATTCAGGAAAGTTTCTAGAAATAACACGTTGTGTTAATGAATCTCCGTAATATGAATATAATCTATACACTAGATTCATTTCTTCTCTAGAAAACTTTCCAACAATTGGATTTTTATCTTTTCTAAATATTTCAAAAGTATAAAATTGAATTCTTCCTTCTTCATCCCTCTCTACATCAGTAACAGCTCTATCATCAGTTTCTATGGATTCTTTTGTTGTAACATTCTTTTTACATTTAGAATATTCATCCAAAAATTCTTTAATTAATTCGATAGGATGGTCAGAATCTATAATATTTTGTCTAGCTTGATAATAATATTGTGCTTTATGCTTCTTATTATTTAATGATTTATACTTTCTCAAGTCTTCAATAATTTCATGTATTTTCTTTTCACTTATTTTATTCATTTTTCAATGTTTTACAAAGGTGGTAAATAAAAAAATAGCTGACTAGAGTATTCTAGTCAGCTTATAGAGATTTTTTCAGTATCTGAATTAATCGATAGATTTATATCCAAAAACGAGCAATTTTGCTTTCTGAGTTCCCTTAGAAGGAGTATACTTAACTGTAGCATACAAAGAGTTCTTCTCCTTAGAATCCCATTCAACATTAATAGTAATGTCTTCCTTATAGTCTATTACAAAATCCTTAGCGGCTTGTTCAGCAGCCTTAGAAGTCTTTTCTCTACCAACTTCATGTCCAGTAGCATCACGAAGAATATAGAATCTTTCAGGACTATGAGTTCTGGTTTTATATTCAGGCTTTGTTACCTTATAAGGACGCTCACGAGTATCAGTTACAGCACTTTGAAGAACAATATAAGCACCATCATTAGGCATTGTAAACTTCTTCTTCTTCAAATAGTCCTTCATCCATTCTTTAACATTATCTTCATTAGTCACATTTTCCTTAGCCCACTTCTTATAAGCTTGGGTAGCGTCTACACGAAGGTTAAGGGGAGCTGCGTTACGAATTGCTTCATCTTTGGTTGTACCAATTGTTTCAAACTTTGAAAAAATTACATTAGTTTCCATAAAATTTTATGATTTTTTATCATTATTCATTGGAGAATTATTCTCCACATAAAAAATTATCTACTTAAATTTTATGAATCTCTTTCCTCAATTAGGAAAGTAATTTAAATATATTATTTAGAGTAAAACCTCAAAATATATAAACATTAAAAAATGTTAAAAAAATATTATATTTCTTTTTTCCATATATATCCATAGGCTTTTTTTCTCAATCCATTACAACAATCTATAATCATTTTTTCTGATACTCCTTTAACTGAAGTTAAAGCTTTTGGTATATCTTCATAAATATTTAATAAATTTCCATTTAAATCATACTGTAAAATTCTTAATTTTTTTACTTCGATTTTTTTTAAGAAATTGTCAGAATAATATTTCCAAATATATCCGTTATAGTTATCTAATAATCCTTTACAACATTCAGATATCCTGTAAGGAGTCTTAATTCCTAATATATTTTTTATTTCTTTAATAGAATTCCATGTTTTAATATAGTTTCCTTCTAAATCATATTGTATTATTTTAACTTTTCTATGACAATTGTTTTCACAAGATTCTATATTTAATGGAAAATTTTCCGAATAAAACTTCCATTGGAATCCTCCAGAATTTTTACATCTCCCATTTAAACAATATGATATACTAGTAACAGCAAGTTTATAATATTTAGCAGCTTCTATTATTGAATCCCATATTTTAATATATTCTCCTTTTAAATCATATTGTATTATTTTTTTACTAGCTCCTTTATACCTAATGTCATTCGGATGAGATTTTACACTATATAAAATATTTTCTTCTAATGTAGTCCATTCTAAATTATCTACTCTATTATTTAATTTATTTTCATCCTTATGATTTACTATTGATAGATTATTCGGATTTGGAATAAATGCCTATGCTACTAATCTATGTACTAATTTTTTATGACATTTTCCATTATTATCATAAAGTCCTACACTATAATATTTATTTAACTATTTCTTTAATTCTTTATCTTTTTTAATATTTTTTACGTTCCCTAAATTTGAAACTTCATAATTATCAAATCCCTCAATTGGTTTCCATATTTCTTCCATAGTTTTATTTTTTTAATTTTAAATTAAATTATAAATTATTTTAATATATTCAAAATAAAAATTATTTTTATTTTTAATTCAAAATTAATATTAATTTTAAACCAAAATCAGAATGGAACATAAGTTTTAAGTATAGAAATTACTTCTTCTATAATTTTTTTACCTTCTAATCCGAAAGTCGGAAAAGAATTTTTACATCCATATGCAAAATCTTCACAAACTATAGCCAATCCCTTTAAAAAGTTTTCTGGCAATCCTAAATTTTTACTTAATTTATATATTAAAGAATAATAAGTTAAATCTGGATTTTTAGCCTTATTTTTATCATATATATAGCAAATAAGGCTAATAAGAATTAATTTCCTTTCAAATGGAGAATGTCCATTAGACTCTGGAAGATTTAAATATCCTAAACTATAATGTTCAAAATAAAAGTTTCTTAGTTCATTAAAATTCATACCCCTTAACTTGATTAAAGTATGCTATGCATCGAAGAAGATACTGTGCCTCCATAATCCCAGACTTAAATAATTTAGAAGTCATTGGATATACCAATGTATTATAATCTGGAACTGTAGATACAACTAAGAAATTGCCTTTAATAGTAGGTTTGTCTATATTATAGTATTTCTTCGTTACCTGTTTAAGAAGATAGCTATAGAACGCTATTTCGCGTTGATAACTAAAGAATGTAGGATCAAATTGTACAGCAGGCCTGCTAGTAGTCTTTAAATCATTAACAGTTATAATATTTTCTTCAGTATCTATACTAAAATTATCAAGTTTAGCTTTTAATTTATAAACCCTAGGTTCTATTCCAGGAACTTCCATCTGAATATCCAACAGAATAGTTTTCTCGTTCCCCATAATTGGAGCATCCACAATACCCATAGGATGAAGTAATCTCTGAATATCTGAATTTTCATTTAATGTTTTTAAACAACTTGTTAATAAATTAAAATTCCTTTCATCAGTATAAATACGTTTTTTATCCCCCTCTTTAAAAGGATTATTTGTCTCATATAAAAATCTATCTCTCCAATAAGGTTCTGCTTTTTCTCTAAATTCTTTAAGTCTATTAGAAGTAAGTTTGTCTTTATAATATCCAATTTTATAAGACATACTTTTAATTTCATCATCAGTTGGAATAGTTCCATCAGTTTTATAAAGTGCATCAGCCATTAAACCTGCTTTTGCAGTAGGTTTAAATACTCCTTCTATTACTTCAAAGGATTCAGGCTGTAATACTTGCTGATGAATAAGACTTCCAGTTTCAAAACTCGGATTATAAACTTGTGGAATTCCTTCAAAGAAAGCTTTTACTCCATCCTTTTTAAGAACTCCTAAACGAGAATTACTTATGTACTCTTTAGAATATTGTTTAAAATATGTGTCATCATCAATATCCTCTAATTTAAGAGTATCTAGTAAAGGAGTTATCTTAATTTGTTTAATTAAGTTATTATCCAATTCCATTATTTCTTATATTTCATATAAGTATAATATACGAATCCTACTACAATAACTGTTACTGTAGCGAATCCCCAAAATCCACTAACTGTCATAATTTAAAATATTTATTAAATTCATTAAATATGCCTGTTTCAACTCCAAGATAATAGGCATTTTCTATCTCGTCATAATCTAAAGAATATATCTTTAGTATTGGGCCATATTCTTTATTATTTAGACTGTCTATCAATAAACAGGGAATTCCAGCATTATTAAGGGCTTTCCACTGGTGAGGACTGTCTTCTATAAATACATCTACTCTTCCTTTAATGTATTTAGCCTTAGGAATATTATATCCAGGTACTTGATAAAGAGGACTATTAGGTAGATTATTAATTTCTATAGCTCTCTTTGACCAACATTTTTTATTTACCCTTGAACTACAATAGAGTGTGGGTTCAAAATCAGGCCTTCTTATTACTGGAAGATTTATCCAAAAATCTCTTTCATTAATAAGAATATGGGTTACATTTCTTGTAATAGCCCAGTCATATTTAGGCCATCTTTTAAACCTTTTTAAATACCCTTGTGAAAATCCAAATATAGTATCATCTAGATCAAATCCGCATCTAAGTCGTTTATTTATCATATTTCTTCATAAATTTCTAAATCTGATAATGCAATTGTATAGTTTTCATTAAGATATTCTCTTAACTGTTCCCAATCTTCAATAGTGTCAAGAATTTTATCATCTTCTAGTTCATTACCATATTGCATTATCAACTTTTCTACACAATCATTATAAGATTTTGCAGAGAATGTTTTAATTTGAGGCCAATAATCTTGAGTAGCCTCAGCATAAATATATTTATTAAGCATTTTTTAATTTTAAACTTAAATAATCATATAACATCTCAATTGGAGCAATAAAAACTGTACCTGGAGATTGTCCTCCGTCTTTATCTTGTTTTTTCCAACAAACTACAAAAGGCTTATCTTTTAAAGGGCATTCTTCTGCTATTTTAAAATATGAAGGAGTAGATTGTGTTGCTTTCATTTGAAGATAACAAGGTAAATTTCCCTCTAAATCATCAACATCTATCTTCATATTATCCAAATTTTTACTATTTGACCTTGAACTAACTGTGTTATAGCCTATTTCATTAAGCTTATGTATCACATCAAGTTCAAATTGACTACCCTTTTTCTTCGAACGTTTAGCCTGATAGGATTTCTTAGTATGTGGATCAATCCATTCAACTTGTATTCCATCTTTAGGAATACTATTCTTATTTGCTCTAACTTTTAATGTTTGAATGGATAATCCTGTAAGTTCCGAACCCTGTTCAATACTTTCATAAATACAGGATTGTCCATTTTTATACGTTACTTTAATTGCTGTATTTAATTCTTTTTTCTACTTCATAATTATTTAATTACATTAATTATTGACCACCAAATATTTCTTTCTAAATATTGTCCTCTTGGAATTTCATCTTCCACAAAAGAACCTTCAATATTAAATGGAAGTTTATGACCAGACCATATATCTGGCATACCTCCACATTTCATAAGTACTGGAGGTTCTGCAAATACATGAGAACCTGTCCAATCTTTAGCTATATAAACTTTCATTTTATAATTCTATAAACCGTTCAACATATTTCTTATCTTCAAAATATTGTTTCCTCTCTTCTATAGATAATGTTTTAAAATAACAATCTGTAGAAAAATCTCTAATGTTAAGAAAAGGTTCTGTATAAATCCAACTATATTCTCCTTTTTCCTGAAATTTTTCAAGAACTTCTATATCACCTTCTTTCTCTTTTATAGAATTTAATTCTTCAATAAATTTACTAATTTTCATAATTTACAAATTTAAACTATTAAACAACTTATCAGCCAATCTAAACCAACTTAATTTATTTTCTATTTTTCTACTAATTGCAGCAGATTCTTTAAAAGGATCTTCACAGTTTAAATATCCCATAATTTATTTAAATTTATAATCAGACATAAATTGATTTACTAATTTTTTAACTTCTTCCAACCCTTTTAGTTTAATTAAATCAGTAAGGTCTTTTGCTCCTAAAGATTTAGGAATCCAAAAATAGTTTAATTCTGGATATTTCTTTTTGACTAACCAAAGATTATGAAGACCAGGCTTATCATTATCAAACACTATAAGAATATGTTTAAATCTTTTTTTAAACTCTTCTATTTGTTTATCATTAGGAAAAGTAGTTTCGCTGTTAGGACTTACTGAATCATATCCTAAAACACGGCATGCCATAGTATCTTTCATACTTTTATTTATAATAAGTAAATCAGAAGAATCCCTTAATTGTTTATATCCTTGTAATATTTTTTGAGTAAGATTTCCTATAAATCTATAATCTTTTCTAAACGGAAAATATATTTTAAATTTATCATTTCCATTCTTATCTTTACCAAAATAATATCCATAAATCGGACACTGTTCAGAAGAAGTAAACTTTAATTCCCCATTTAAAAACACATGTTGTAGAGAAAATACATGATATTTCTTTAAAAGTTTTTTGTCAATCCCAAATTGTTTCCACCATTCTAACTCCTTATTAGTAAAATCTTTTATTTGAACTTGTATATTAGCTGATTCAGTTTCTTTTAAAGGTTCTATAATCTTTGGAGCCTGAGTTTTTACAACATTAGAACTAATTAAATCAAAATCTTGTGCTATTATTTTTAAAGCTTCATAAAAATTACAATTATAAAGTCTCATTACAAGATTCCAACAATCAATATGTTCATTAGTTGCAAAATCATGCATATAAAGTATTCCAGATTTGGATTTGTAATAGCCTACAGTTACTTTGTGGTCATTGCGCAAACATGACGTGTATAGTTTTTTACTATTCACGTCATTGTTTGTATAGTATTGCATTATAGACTCTTGATTCACTTTGGAAAGTATAAAGTCTTTAGTAATTTTTGGTTGTAACGATATAAATTCCATAAGAGTCTATATTTATTTATTAAAGTTCTATATCATCTAAATTCAAGTCTTCTCCACTATTTTCATCTGGATTATTATCAACAGTACTCATATTTGTAGGTTTAGCATTTTGATAATTCTTCTGTTGAGTAAGTTCATAATTAGTAAAGAATAGATTATCTCCAATAAAATTTACTGGAAATACTTCTCCAGATTTATTAAGACCACAAGCAGCAGGAAGTGCAGCATATACTGTTCCATTGTTATTACGACCTACAAGTTTAAGTTCTGTTTCTACTTTTTCTTTACCTACAAGTGCCTTAATAATCAAATCAATAAATTGGTCAATACTCTTAATCTTAGAAGCATTAGCTTTAATCTTCTCTTCTCCAGCTGGATTAAGTGCATGAACAATCTGCATTAAAGTAAATTGAAAATTCTCAAAATGAGAAGGTCTTTGATACTCATGTCCCTCCTTATTCTTAAATGTAGGACGTTCCATATCTTGGTCGGATGTAGGAATAAATAAATTAGTAGTGAACACTCCTTTATTATCACCACAACCTGTAAATTCAAGTGCTACAATAGGATATGTAACATTTGGATCCTTAGAACCTTTAAGCTCTGTTTTTTCAATTTTAGTAAGATTTACTTTATAAATATCATAAGGACGAAGATACTGACCAGCAGTAGAAGTAAACGAGGTATTCTCTAAAGAATTAAAATTAAAATTCATAATACATTAACACATTAATATGTTTTAAAATAGTATAATACTATTGAACTATCTACTATTATGCTAATTATCTAATATAAGTACATATGTTTAGAGGTCTAAATCAAAATCTATTTCTGTTCCCTCATCAGAAGAATCCATATCCAAATCATCTTCATCTGGATCAGTTATTTCTTCTGGAACTTCTATTAAATCACTTTCTTTCTCAGGAGCATTACCTTTAAGCTTGAAATATCCTTCTTTATTCTCATAAGGAATTATTTCAAACGTATCTCCGTATTCTGCAAGATTGTCATGTTTAGAACCTCTACAACTTACTGTATATGTCTTTGTAAGCCTATTTCCACTTTTCTCGTCTTCACACAAAACGGGAGTTACTTTTCTACCTTGTTTTTCAAACTTAATTTCTAACTTTTGTTCTGGCTCAAAACCTGTAAGTTCTACACAAGCATGATTCATTTGCCATTTACCTTCAAGAAGAGTAATTTTGGCAATAGGATCGTCATCCTTTGGTTTCTTTGAACGAGTTGTAGTAGCTTTCTTAGTTACTTCTTTAAAATCTCCAAAGGTTGCTTCCTTTGTAAATAACTCTCCTGTTTCAGTATCGACAAGAGTTAAAACAATTTTAGATGATTGAATTTCTAACATTATTCTTCTCCATTTTCAAATTCATTAATAGTATCTATTACCAATTTCATATTTGGCTCAATATATTTATCCTCAAAACAACCCGCTACAGAACGACAAGTATCATTTCCATCAGTACGTGTTTTAAACCTATATTTAACTTCATCTCCATTATCATCTATATAACGTTCTGCATATATAATATAAGAGAAAAGTCCATCAAGATTTATTTGATTAGTTAACATTTTGCCAGTAGTCCACATACGATACTCGGGATCAATATCAGTACCAAAGTTTTCTATATGTGAAATGAATACTACTGTTAAATCGTCTCTAAGATCTTGACAAGTTTGAATCAAATCATAATAATTTTTACTCATAACACTAAACTTTTCATAACCTTTTACTAAAGCATTTTGAAAAGTCTCGTTACTAAGTAAATAATTACAATCATCCAAACAAATCACTTTTATTTCTGGCCTAGTCTTAGAAACAACTTTCATAATCTTAGTAATTTGTTCATAATTATTACTCACAAGCCAATTACCATACAATTTTCCATTATCTACAGAAATTTTTGGATATTTCTTTCTAAATCCTGGAATTTGAAGCTGTTTATTAGTACAACTAATAATAAAAGTTTCTTCTGGATTAAGATACTTCAAAGAAGTACTCTTTCCACTATTTGAAAGTCCTACCAATCCTATGATGTTAGACATTAAATAATTAATTTAAAAGTATTTTTAGATTCTTTTGAATCTTCACAATTATCTACTTCGTGTTTTTCTTCATCTTCCTTTTCTAATATATAGTCAGGTGTTACATATTTATCATAATCATAAATATCATTAGGCAATGGTAGTTCTTTCCACTCATTTATATCCCCATGATAGTTTACAGCTATTTCAATATCAGCACTACCAAATCTTGTTTTAAGTATCTGAATTATTCTTATATGGTCTCCTAATTTTTTAACATCATACCCTCTATAAGTATTAAGCTTATCTCTATTTGGGCCATACAAAGCTATAACAACTTCTGCAGCATCAGTAGTATCTCCAGTTTCTTTTAAATCAGAAAGTTGAATTCCAGTTCTTCCAGCTTTAAATCTTTCAATATTACTTTGCTCTCTATTAATTTGCTGAATTAAAGTTGGAGATATATTACACATATTTCTGAGTGTAACTAAATATGAAACAGTTGTATCTATTTCTCCTTTTTTATTACGACCATTAGAAGGTCTTAAAAGACCAACATGGTCTATTACTACTTCATAGAGTAAATCTGGATTTTTTGGTTTATATATTTTACGATTTTCAGTCTCTTCAAATTCTCCGAATTGCTCTAATTTCTGCATTAAAATAGCATAAAGTTTATCGGCATTTAAAGATTTATCATAAACATGAATTTTACTTTCTATTTTATTTAACCAGTCAGTACAATCTTTAACTAATTCATAATTTTCATCATTAAGAATATATCCCTTCTTTCTAGAAAGAATTTCAGTTATAGAAAGTCTTTTATGATATTTTTCAAATATATAAGTAGAAAGTAATTTTCCAAATACTACAGTAGCCGGCATCTCTAAAGAAAAATATGATACATAAAAATTATCATCATCTAAGTGTTCCATAAGAGGGCGATAAACATAAGAGTACAAAATAAATGAACTCTTACCTTGTCCAGTACCACTAGCCAAGACAGTCATAGTTCTACGAGTTACCCCATCCATTATAGATTCAGTTTTAGGTAATCCCATAGAATATCCTTGTAATCGACCTTCTCTACCTAAATCAATTTCTTTAAAGAGAGATTCAGTTATTGTCATAATTCATTTACCATATCGATGCTTTCAATATCCCAATGTTCATCTAGGATTATTTCAGCAGCTTCTTCTTCAGAATTAGCATAACACCATTCTTTATCATAATCCCCACCCTTAGTGGTAAATCTTACTAAATATTTTTTCATATCATTTTAATTGCTTCAGTATTAACATTAATACCATTTCCTTCTTTCATAGCTTCAATAGCTAACCAACTATTATCTATAATAAAAGAATCTAATGTAGAGAAATTATATCCATTATCGATTCCCCATTTAATAAGTTCCATAATATGTTGATGAGTTTCTGGATTATTTTTTATGTATTTAGAATATTTTAAGAAAGCCTGTTCTAAACTATCGAAATGCTTTGATACTCTCTTTAAATTATACAAAGAACCGTTTACTATGGTACTTTGAGGGTATGTTTTAAACAGTTCTTCTCCCATCTCAAAGGAAGCTCTAAAATACTGTTTCTGAAAATTCTGATTAAATGGTATGTCCTCAACTATCAACTGACTCCCTTCTTTCGGGAGTTTCCAACTCTTCAAGATTATTCCTTTCTCTTGAAGATTTTCTAAAATTTCTCTTAATTTTACTATTTGTGCGAATCTTTGCAACCATTCGTATTCTCCATCTTCTTTAGCTAACAGAATTACTCTTATTGTAAATAACTCTGTTGGTGTTAATTTATATTTTTCTAATAAACATAATTCATTTTCTAATGTAAGCACAGCATTAAATTATAAATTTAAGCTGCTAAAGGGTTAATCAGATTTCTCTGTTTTATTCAATGCATAATCATTTAAAAACTCTCTTTCAAGTTCTATATATCTATATTCCATTTTAGAAGTATCATAATTTTTATCTAAACTTTTTCTATCAATTAAACCTTTATCATAATCTTCTAAAATATTTTTAAGTATTAAAAACTCTAATTGTCTTTCTATAATCATAGTTAGAATCTAAACATGATTTCTCCTAATTTTTGTTTATAAGGAGTAGGAGTTTCTCCTCTTAATACTTGTTCTAATCCTTGTTCATCAATGGTAATATAATTGCTATTTTTATGAGAGTCTTTGTACCACTTCTCTTCTTGACTAAACCTTATTACAATATTAAATATTTCAGCTTGTTTATTAGTAGAAGTTTTACGGATTACTCTTCCACGAGTCTGAGTAGCACGTCTTTCACTACTATCCATTCCAAGTATTATTGCAACACTTGTATTTGGATCATTAAACCCTTCAATAAGTCGCTTACACGAATGAAGATGCTTTATTTGTCCAGAAAGGTATTTTTCAATCATATCTGAAGCTCTTTTTTTACTAGTTTTTCCAGTATAGACGTATTCTCCATTCTCTAGTGCTTCTGCCATTTTAACATTATTACTAAATGTTATAATTTTAGAATTAGAACGTGCTTCCATTATTTTTTTAGCAATTTCAATTTTCTTTGGATGATTATTAATGAATGCTTTGCGTTTAGTCATAGTTCTCATAAATCCAGCAGAATGGTAATTTATATCTTGAAGAATTTTTTTCTTTTTTGATTCATCATTTCCTTTATAAAGTTCATCACGATATTTTAATTTAGCTTTCCATCCTTCAGGTCCACACATCTTCATAGCAGTGTCAAACGAAAATTGGAAAAATTCAAAATGTTGTAGCCATTCTTTTTGCAACGATTTATACTCTTCAATATCATCGACTTCTATAAGAACTTGATATTCTTTAAATTCAGAAACCCATTCATTAGCAATAGCTTCTATAGTAGATACTTTATCTATAATTGGAGCATATTTTTCAAGTAATATATGTTTTCCATCCAATCTTTCAAAAGTTGCAGTAAGACCTAAAATAAGTTTGTATTTTACACAGTTAAAGGTTTCTTTTAGAGTATCAGCTGCTGCAGAGTGAATTTCGTCAATAACAAGCATATCACACGTCCATTCATGTTTGATTATAGTATTTATAACCTGTACTTCTATATTGAAATATAATCCATTTTTATTTAATTCTTCATACCATTGATCTTTAAGAGTAATAGTTGGAACAACAACAAGAACTCTTAAATTTGGATATTTTTTACGGACAGCTTTAATAGCTGTTATTGCTGTATATGTTTTTCCTAGTTAACCAAAGGCAGTGGGAAACTCCCAACTGCCTTTACCTTTATTCTTAATCCACTTTCTAACAGCTTCTTGTTGTCGTTCCGTTCTAGTCATATTTATTAACCATTTAAATTAATATTCTTACTTTTAGCTACTAGTTCTATTTGCTTTTTAAGTTTATTCCAAGAAAATATATGACCATCAACCTCTTTCTGAAACCTGAGTAATACCTTATTTCTAAGAGTAATTAATTGTTCAGTAGTCATATCTGAATATTTTTGCTTTTTAGGAAGAACTAAAATAGCCCTCATTTCGTGATAAGAAAGACCCTTTTCACTTAGTCTTAAATTTAATTTTTCGGGCAAATGAAGTCTCTCTTTCGCTATTTTCAATCTTTCAGCATTAGAAGTTCCCTTAAGTTCATTTTCTTCAGATTTAGTAAACCATAACCCCATTTTTGTAATGAAAGTCATTGTAAGATGTTTTTTATCCAGAATTCCTAGATAATCGATACATCCATCCATTACATCTGCAATATTAACATCTTTAAATTCGGAGGGAAGGTCTGTACTAATTTGAGTAATAGACACTTTAGACCAATCAGTTACTTCTGGATTATTAGCCATAAGTTGTCTTAAACTAATCCAAAGGTTTCTTCTTTTAATATCTGCTCTGTTTTCATTGTGCATATAACTATTTTCATAGTACCTTAAAAGAAGTTCTACATTACATTTATTTGATTGTTCATTTACTTCTTCTAAAACATTATATCTTCCTAAATGTTTTGGATCTTCATTATAAAGCATCTTATTACAATGATTATAACAAGCCTTTAGTCTTTCTGGAGACATATCTACAATTTTTTCATTTTCTTGAACATATCTATCTCCTTCTTTCTTTTTTTCTCCCTTCCAAACAAAAGAAGAAAAATCATTTTTCTTATTTTCTAAGGCTTTTTTATAAGCAGCTTCTAATACATTATTATTATTCATAAAATCTTTTTCATATTATAATATCTTTTTTAGAATTATCTGCTTCTTTAATAAATTTTTTAAATATAAAATTACTAAAGTTATATTTCATAATAGAATCTGTATTTCTATTATAATAAGTATCTCCAGCCATAACCTCGTCATACATTAAATATCCAATTTCACCTATTTCAGGTACTCTAGCTCCCCAATTTGGAAATACTGTTATTAATGCATACGAATGTCCAAATGGACAGTTACTCTCTAATATTTTGAACACTAAGTTATGATAATCTAAAATATCACACTCAGAAGCAATAAGCTTACATTTTACAACATAAGTATTCAATATTTAAGTTTTTTACTTGGAATTGTGTCTAAATCAGTGGGAATTATATGCCACCTCATCATATCTTCTATATGTTCTTCATATAATTTTTCAATAGGAATTCCTGTATATTCAAACTCTTTATTAATATCAATAAAAGAAGGTAATCCAAACTTTCCTTCGTTTTTGTAATAAAAAGAAGTAGCTGCATTTTTAGCTACTCTAATGGCTTCTTGTTCATTTTTAAAACCTTTTGTAAAACGATATTTCTCACCAAGAGTCTTTCCAATTGTTCCGTAATAAATATTATATTGTATCATAAAATTAAACCTATAATAAATAAAATAATACCTCCTACAGAAGAAGCAAATATAGTCTTCTTTTGAGAGGATTTTAATTTTTCAATTTTTTTAGCATCAGAATTAACTTTTTCTTTATAAATCTTTAATTCTACGTTTTGAATCGAATCAGACTTTTCAAATAAAGTATTTAATTCATTTAATGATGCTATTTCTTCTTTTAATAAAGAATTTTCTACAGATAGTTTCTGATGTTCTGCAAATATTAAAGCAGTTATTTTACTGTCCGTTAACGAGTCTTTTTCTATATTCGTCGATATACTGTTTTGACCATAAATCCACAACGGAATCAGGTTTAGACAAAACACTATTGACAATTTCCTTATAATGTTTTTCATTTGTTATAATTTTAACATGAGTAGAATCTATAGAAATCCTAATGCTATCTTTTTGACTTTTTAAAGAATCTATTTTTAATTCTAGCTCAGTTATTTTATTTAATAAAACATCATCTTTCGGACTAAAATCTGCTATAGTTATATAAAATACTATAAATATAACAAATACAATTATTATCCATATATAATTTTTCATTCTCCAGTATCAAATTTTTCGGGAAGTGTTTCTCTACAAAGTTTTACAATTTCTTCATAGTTTTTTTGAAGTTCTTTTAAGAACTCTTTTAGAGTAACATTTTCATCAGCAAATTTTTTAGCAGTCCTATGATGAATTATTTTATTTAAACAATGAGAAAGAGTTAACCCATATAGGGGAGGCCCAGGTTCTACTTCAAACTTACCCGTATCTCTTTTTTTAACTCTTTTCATAAAAGTGAGGTCATATTTTTGACTTCCTGGACACGACGGTTCCATTATGAAGTCTGGTTCTACGATTTTCATTTAAAAATAACTTTTGTATTTCATTGCGAACAACATTATTATGTTTAGTTTTATAGCAAAAGTTCCAACTTTCATTGTAATAGCGTTCAAAAAGTTTATTAGAATTCCAGTCTAATATTTCATAAATTTCTTTTTTAGTATGGTAATCTCTATTTATATACCTATCGGAAACTTTAATAGCATAATGACAATGATATATATCATAATGAATTATTTTAAATGAAATATTATATAACTCTAGTTGCTCTGCAATACAAGCTGCAACATAACAACATCCTCCACAATTTATATTATATCTATTATCTAATTCTAAACATAATTTGTTTAGATTAGTAAATAATCTATTTCTATTCATTACTTATTCTTACTTCCAGGCTTCGTATAGGCTCCTTGAATAGATTTAGGAAGGCTCTCATAAAAACGAATTCTCGCCTCCAATCTTTTTAGTCTTGCTTTATACTTCATTCTATACCTAGTTTATTTTCAATATTATTAAGGTATTCCTTATTATATTTCCTTATTCCAGATAAATCTGATTTAATCATATTATCAATCTTATAAAGATCTTTATCCAAAGACATCATGAGATAATCAAACTCATTCCAGATTCTAACTAAAATATTATGCTTCTTAATATTAGCATTTAATTTAGCTTTCATAAAAGCAATATTATTGCCCACCTCTTCATCAAACTTATCATTCATACATGGCTGAGAAACACCTGTTCCTACAATAAGTTCTCCTTCATAATCATCAACAGTTTTATGAACTGAGTCAATAATATCTACAGAATTATTATAAGCCTTATCCATAGGCTCAATAATTCTATTAAGCATCTTATATACATCTTCTACACATTCTTTGGTGATTTTATCACCTTCTCTAGTTGTCTTAATTGGCAATCTTACCTCATTCATAATACAAAATTGTTTTAAAATTAAAATTAATATTGTTTAAATTAGGTTTAACTTGTAACCTAAATATATTGTATTTTTTACAATAGTATTCTTCCATTTCTGGAATAAATTTTTCCACAAGTGATGGATTCTGTACTATTAAATTTATTATTTTATCTAATTTTTCATATTTAATTTCTGTTAAATATTCAGAAACCATCGGAAGCAATTTTTCTTGAAAAGAAATAGGAGTACCTCTAATCATAGCATTAAATACTTCAATACAAGAACTTTTATTTACCATTGATATATTCTTTTATCGGATTTAATGAGTTGTAGGACTTCTTTTAATTTAGAATTTACCTCAGGCCAAATTTCATTTCCTGGATAAGTAATTTCTACAAATTCAGCTTTCTTTTTTAAAGCCTGTAAATCTTTTAAAAGTTCATTTCCAGTAATCATTTTTTAATAATAAATTCATAATTATCGTTAATATATCTTCCAGTGGCTCTTACTATTGTTCCAATAGGTAATTTCCACTTAATCATAAGTCTTTTTAAAGCTTTTATAGTTTTACATTGAGCTGTACTTGAATGCCAGTCACTATAGACAAATTCATCACCAAAATCCCACGAATTATATTCCCTATGATACCACATATAAGGTAATTTATCTGGAACAATAATATCGATAAACCAACTTTTACAGCCATAAGGAGTATTATACATATGAGAAGGATGTTTAGTACATTTAAAATGCTTTCCTACAGTATAACGACAATCTGTTAAAGGAGAACTATATAAATATCCTCTTTTAATTTTGGAATAATCAGACTCTTCTAGACCTTTAATAGTCATTGTACCATCTTCAAGAGTAATGAAATCTTCTAGTTTTGCCCAATAAGGACATTCTTCTTCACTATTCCAATTTTTTACATCTTCATAATAAGATTTAATACGTTCTTGACTCCAGTGTCCATAATTAACCATTAATTCTTTTTGAATAAAATCAAATGGACAATTACGAATTACATAAGCATCCACATAATACGGAGCATTGAATATTGGATGACACTCCCAATTCTCTTTATCCCATCCAGTTATTAGATATTCTGATATTTTTACAGATTTACCATACTTATCTAAGAGAGCAGGTTGTTGTTCACACCATTCTTTAAACCGTATATACTCTTCCCAAGTATTTACATAGATTTTATCTATTGCTGCCATAAATTAAGTCTTTTTAAATAATCAATTTCAGATTCATCAGTTGCTGTTTGAATTTGATACTTCAATAATTGATTTGCTACATCTAAAAGATATTCTTTTTCTTCTTCAGAACAAGCATCATGTACTTGAACATCTTCAATAAAATTCTTAAATCGAATAGCAAATGTTTTAGAACTTACTATACGATTATCTTTAATTGGATTTAATTGTTGTTTCATAATATCATACTACTTTCATTTGCTGCAAGTTTCTATATTATAACCATTATATGTTTTAATCTCAGATGAGAAATTATTATTTGAAAGCAAGATAGAATTACATCTTTTTACTCCGCTAATTGACGGAGACATCTGTATAATAGGTTTAACTCCCATTGCTTTCAGTTCTTCATAAGTGTATATTTTAATCATAATTTCTTCATATTTCAATTGGTCTAACTAAATAAGATTCTGGAGAATGTGACACTGTTTTAACAGACCTATAAATGCCTGTAACGAAACTACCCATCTTAACATACGATATGAACTTTTGTCCTTCCTTTTTTGATTTATTTAACTTCATATCTTAATCTTGTTTTATTATACCCACGCTGCTGCTTCTCTTGCATCAGCACGGTAGTTCTCACTGTCTACTGCGTCCTTAATAGCACGTTGAATTTCTTCATCGTTCTGTATCAGTTCTAATAATTCTTCTCTTGTCATAGTAGCAAATATTAATAAGGTGGATATAATGAACTAACAATAATATTCTTTGAGAATTCTGTAGCAAGTTCTTGCAATATCTCTGCTGCATACTTATCGCCACGCATCAATCCGTACTTAGAAAGCGTATTCTTGATGTCATTTTTAATTTCTGTTTTCAAAGTGTCTTGTATCATATCTCAATCTTGTTTATTCGTTATAAAGTATGTTTCATCCATACGTAATCAGCATCTTCGTCATCGTAACAGAAATCACTATATCCGTGATTAGCATACCAATCGTGTACCCAGGATGATTTTAGCACCTTCAGACAGATTACAGTATAATTGTACTTCTTAGCTTCTTTATCAGCGAGTTCAAGTATTTTGTTACCAAGTCCACGACCTCTTGCTGATTGCTCTACCTTTACGTTTGAT